ATATTTCCCACTTAAAGTCTCATCTAAATTGTCACCGTCATTAATTGTTTTTTCAGTTAATTTTGGAATCATCATATTCACTGTTTCACCAGAAGTTAAGATAAAATTTCCAGGCATAACAACTCTTAATCTGCGATTCATAAAATTTTGTATTAGTGCCCGACGCTCAATCATATAATTATATGTATCATCTTCTTCATTGATGGATACTGGATTATTCTTTTTGATATAGTCTAATTTACCAGACAATGCATCAGAAAAATGAACCACAATATTAGAATCTGTCATTTGTGTATTCAATCTACTCAACTTATTTTGAAAAATTCCTACATTCGGAGATTTATTAGCATGAAGACTTTTGGAATAGATATCAAAAAAATTCGCGGTTTTCTTTACAACTTTTCCAGCAGTCAAATCTATTCCATAAAATGTTGAACCGTAAAGACCTGATTTAATGTTATTATCAATATTGAACTGGGATATGACTTCAAGCTCTCTAGCACCATTAAAATCTTTACTCATATCTTCTTCTAAAACATTTTTTGGCTGATAGTTAACAGTGGTTATAGGACTTTTAGATATTAGACTCGAAAGACTTACGAAATGATAACCGACGTTATTCTCATAAAAAACAAAAGTTGGTGATTTTTTCTGATTAACCGCTTTTCTAGCACACAAATTTAAACACCAGAATGGCGTCTCAAATGGCATAATTATTTGTCTGATTCCTAATGTGCTCTCAACAAAAACTTTATTTGATTTAAGTCCAAGATACTCTTCGAATATATTTTTCGCTATATCAGAATATGTTTTTTTATAAAACTTACTAATTCTTTGTTGCTGTGAAAGAAAATACTCCTCAGAAACAAAATGAATAATGTATGTCTCTGTATTTGGATTTACTGGCTTTCTTTCTGTGATTTTGTATATTCTAAATGTTTTTTCTAATCTAGACAAGTTTTTCGTTTTACCAATAGAAATTTTTATGAGTTCTGTACCATCGAACATTAATTTATTGGCTAACCCTAAAGAATCCCTTACTAAAATTTTTCCAGAAACGCAAGGATTAAAAATCGAGTCGAAAATATGAATTTCCTCAAAGAAAGTGGAAATATCAATATATCCTATTTTACTTACTATACTAAGTTCTTCAATTTCAAATTGAGTTGTGTAATTAATACTATCTGCCATTAATCATTATTCCTTCAAATTCTTTCTCAATAATAGCGACATTATTAGGTTTTATCATCTTTATTTTTCTTTTCTTTTCATTTAAAGAATTTTCATAATCATAATATGTTCTATATTTTTTAATGACCTCAAGCTTATACTTGACATTGTTCGCTAATGTATAAATTGTTTCCGAATTACTTAAACTATTATATGTTGCTTGATCAATATCATATTCATTTTCGTTCATCTCTTCGGAATCCAAAAATGTTCCTCTAACTATTTTATAGTAAGAGTGTATATTCTGTTGTGCCCAAATTATTCCAGTTTGTCCTGGAGAAGCATTGTTTTTATATTTTTGTTCTATTGACAAATTTAATGATCTATAATCTAGTGGCCATTGGGATTTGATATCGATGATATCATTCAACTTCAATATAATCCAATGTTTCTCAACATCACCATAGTATTTGTGTGCTATAATTTCGGGAGTCTCACCTTCTTTTATATCATACAAATAATAAAGAATATTATTCTCTTTCAATTGATTATCAAAAGAAAAAGAAACCGTTAAATTTGTTATAGTATCTAAAGAATTATCTTCTTTTAATTTGTATACTGTTTTCGGAAATTTTTTAAAATATTTTGCCATTTTTAGATCGCTGGTGTATCAGATGTTCCTTGTATGCTGGAAGTGAATCTTCCATTATAGTATTTCTCTTCGAAATCCATTTTCGTCATAACTCTTGTTTCCATGAAATTCATTGTCAATCTAATTCCAACAGGAGTTCCAGTGCCACCAAACTCAGGTTCGTTTCTGCCTGGCACCTCATATGCGTGATATCCATTCGGCGCATAATCAGTTTGTAAACTGGTCAATACGCATGTAGTAATTTTTGGTATGTTTGGATTAATTTTTCCATTGTAATAGAACTCTATATCAAATTCTGAAGGTGGTACCATGAAAAATCCTGCTGTACCCTGCATCACCTCTGGCGCTTGATGGAAATTCAATCGCTCTATTATGGACATAACCTCACGAGCCTCAACTTCACTTCTTGGATAAAACATAAAGTCGAATTGAAAATTTCTAAGTTTAGGAGAACTATACAATACTTCAAGATGAGGATTTGTAACGCCACCAATCGTATTAGCCAAAACTGCTTGAACAGTATTTTGTCCTAATGAACTTAAAACACCTCTTCTCCTAGCTAATTCCAAAATGAACGGAGAAATATTTGATGCTGTCCCTCTAATACCGGATGAATTATTAATACTATCACGCAAAACCGATAGTGCTGCGGTAGCTCCAGGAAGAAATTCTCCTCCTAGCGATATTTCGGAATATTCTTGTTGGTGAGTATATGCTAAAGTATTCGGCATATACAGTGCTATACTATCGGTGGTTCTTTTAATTCTTCTTAGAAAAGTGGTGTCATTTATTCCATTTTTCAACTGTTTCCCGAAATCTGCAAACGCTCCTCCAATATTTTCAAGAGTCTGTACAAATTCTGGAGAAATTCCATTAGCGAATTCTGAAACTTTAACACCTGCTCCAGAAATGGAATTTTTCAAATTGACTAGCTGATTCCAAGTAGAATCATCCACAAGACTTCTGTAACTAGCTTCTGGATCGTTAACTACGCTATTTATCCAATTAATGGTTTGTTCAGTATTGCCGACAGCAGTTGCCGTTCCAAATCTCTGTGCTATTCTTTTTCTATCTGAAATAATAGTCGGATCAGTGCTAGTATCATTATAAGTATATGCAGTTTTTTCCTGGCGATTGATATGAATCATCATATAATGACCTTTATCTGCATTTCCCAAGTCTATGGGATATCTCAATAGATTGTGCTCATAATTTTGCATCGATAAAGGCTCAAAGGTCCTGTTATCGGACTTAGTAAATTTGACGTCCGTTAGATTGAAAAGACTCATATTGATCCTATAAGTTGACTACATATTTATATGTCATACGGTACCAATTCCTATAAAGGCTGGTTTCAGCCGAAAAAACCAGAAAAATATAAAGGAGATGCGAAAAATATAATTTTTCGGTCTTCTTGGGAACTTCGTTGCATGAAGTATTTTGATGATAATCCAAACATACTATGGTGGTCATCAGAAGAACTTGTCATTCCATATATTTCGCCGATAGATAATAAACGACATCGGTATTTTCCAGATTTTATCATCAAAGTTAAAAGAAAAGATGATACTGTAATGACATATGTTGTTGAAGTCAAACCAGAATCACAAACAAAAAAACCTGTCCAAGGAAAAAGAAGAACTAAAAAATTTCTAAAAGAAGCAGCCACATATGCTGTGAATCAGATGAAGTGGAAAGCGGCTGATGAATTCTGCCAAGAACACGGATGGCAGTTTAAAATTCTAACCGAAAAAGATTTAGGAATTTAAATAAATAAGCAATGGCTTACTTAATAGACAGAATAAACGAACAATTGGCTAAAACTGGCTATCAAGCTAGAAGTCGCCAAGCTAGGGACTGGCTCAAATCAAAAATACCAGATTTGAATCCGACCGTTAAAAAGGTTGTTATTGATAAAAATCGTTATGTTTCCAACAGTGTGATCGGAAAAATGTATTTCTTCTATTATGATCCGAAAACAAAAGACGATCTTCCTTACTACGATAGATTTCCGCTGGTAATACCCATTCAAATGTATAGGGATGGATTTTTAGGACTAAATCTACATTATATACATCCAAAACACAGAATAATACTTTTAGACAAATTAAGCGAGTTGGCAACGAATAATAAATTCAATGAAACAACGAGACTTAGATTGAGTTATTCTATTCTATCTTCATTTTCAAAAGCATTCGAAGCTACACCATGTTTGAAACGATATTTGTCATCTCATGTTCAATCCAGGTTCGTTCAAATTGAAGCAAATGAATGGGATATTGCAGCACTACTACCAGTCGAACAATTCGAAAAAGCTAGTACAGGAAAAGTTTGGTCAGACTCAAGGAAAAAATTCTAATGTCATTTTTACCACAATTATTTTACTCTCATATAAACTCAAAAGGTGGACCTGCTAAATCGAATAGATTTCAGGTCATAATTCCAGTTCCTGCTTACATCTCAAGATTTGTTGAGAATAGTGTGATCGAAAGACTATTTAATTTACCAACCACTGTTTTCTCTGAGATTACTAGCAGTATTGCTGGAACAGGAATTTTAGATGTGAATCCACAATTAACAAGATATCTTGCTTTGCAATGTGAAAGTGCATCGTTACCTGGAAAAACACTACAGACAGCAGATGTTCAAATATACGGTCCAGGATTCAAAGTTCCATACATGGCAAATTATGGAGAACTGAGTTTAACTTTTATATGCACTAATGACTTCTATGAAAGAAAATTGTTTGATCGATGGATGGAAGCAATAATTCCTCTAGACACACATAATCCTAGATTTCCAAAAGGAAGTCAGAGTACATATC